AAGAAATGAGTACATCTCTTCAAACAGTTTTTGAAACTTTTGTTCTGGTGTCATTGTTTTAGTTGGGTGCTTATACTACTAAGACACTTTAGAGGTTTCAGTTAATTATATCACAGATCTTCCTTTGGAACAACTTCCTCAACAGCAGGAGCAGGGGCATTAAATTCACCTTTAATTGCCTTGCCTCCAAAGAATCCAACGCTACCAGACAAAGCAACAATTAGCGCCATAGTAAATGCTGCTTTCTCATTACTTTTTTTACCAAGAGAATCAATATCTTCCCCTGTAATCTTTTTCGATAGTTTATATCCACCATAAATTGCACCACCCGCTAACATCCAGGGAAGCAACCACCAGGCAAGTGCAAGAACAGCAATTATGCCGATAAGTGCTGCTGAACCCCCAACATCTGTACCGGATGATGATGAAGAAGAATCATCTGAGTTTCTAGACTTACAAACACGAACATTACAATTAGGGTTTGCTCTCTGTACCCTAGATTCTGCATCATGACTAGTTGCTGCCTCCACTTCTTCAGTATAATACTGAAAATGTCCGGATTCAGCAGTAGGACGAACTTCAACAGTGTAAAGCATTTTTAGATGGTGTGAATGATATAAAAAAGAGACCCGAAGGTCTCATCGAACGTATAGAAATGAACCGTAAGGGTCAACAATCTCAGGGTGATCAGTCAAGAAATCAATATAGAACCGAATTCCTTTCGCAGGTGCTTTGTATGATGCAGGTTTGTAACATGCACCAGTCTCTTTATCAATGAACATAAACACACCATCAGTTCGCATCTCGGTAGGATATACCGTGCTGTTCATCACTTTGATGTATTTTTTAGCAACCTTGTAAGTTAGTTTGTGATAGAAACTACGCCCACTCTCGATTGCATTTACTTTCCATTGATCATTAACAACTTCAAGCAGGGACTCAGTGAGATATTCTGATTTGAATTGTGGAGCACAGAAGGTCATTTAGGTTGTTTTTGTGTGGTTTCTACACTACTGATACATTTTGGAAGCTTCAGTTTTCTTCACCTACAAAAAATCCTTCTTTTTCATCATCTGCTTCAGGATATGCAGTGGGAATAATTACATTACCAAAGTAAAGTGTACCATCTTCTGATGTTCCACATTCAAAATCATCTTGAAAGAATATAACTTGCCCATCGCTAGTTTCTACTTCTTCCTCATCAACAATTGGGTAGCATCCAATGCTACCTCTATCAACATAATATACATCATCCTCTCCATCTTCATAAACTCCATTACCATCTAGAGTGGTAAAGTTTACAAATTTATCATCCTCTTCAGTTAAAAATACTCCAGATTGATATTCAAACTCCTCTGGGAAGTTTACATTAGAGAGAAAGGAAAGGTCTCCAATGTAATATAATCCAGCAGGTAAAATACCCTCAACGTTTTCTATCATCTTCCTACCCCCATTTGAAAGTTTGCATGAGAGAATACTTCTCTCTTAATCAATTTATACATACCAAATTCGTTACTACGGACATATCCTTCGCCACCACATTTGCGGTTGCCGATATATGATTTAGGTCCATTGTTGCGGCACAAGAATAACATATCTTCTTTGATAGATTTAATCAAGAACCAGTAACTAATTAGGCGTGAATTAACAAAGTTTTCTGGGTCAACATCACGTCCCTCACGAATACATTTGTTCAGAGCAATCTTAAGTGATTCTGCCTCAAGTGGGTCAACAAATGTTACCAACTGCGCCATCTGACGGGCAAAACCAACAATCTCACTGAAACGATACTTATCATCAACATTCCATGCACAAGGTTGCACAAACTTACAGCACTTAGTATCTTCAAACACTTCCATATCTACCATATCCATGATGGTATAAGCATCCTTAAGTTCACCATCAGTTGCATACAATGTGTGTGGTGCAATGATAATATTCTGATTAATTACCTCATCAAAGATATATGTAATGGTGTTTGGTGTGAAAGTATCATCACCACCGAAACCGATGAAGTCACCCTGAACAATACCAGAATAGTGTGGAAGATTAGTAAAACAGGCATGAAGTATCTCTGCAACATTACCGCTGTAAAATTGATCAATCTCTTCGTGAGAGTGAGCAATCATAATTTTACGTTTGTTGAATACTGATTTAGTTCCAACAAAAAATGTGTCTGTTGAAGGGTCGGTTCCCCACACAATAGCAGGAGCACCGTCAAATTTTACTGAAAGATTTGACTCAGACATAAACCAATCAAGAACAGAAAGGTCACCTGAAAGAATAGAATCTTCGGGGTGTTGGAGGTGTGTGTTTTTCATACTACTGATACATTTTGGAAGCTTCAGTTAAAGAATGTTTCCAATCCTGTTGGTTCACCAAAACTATAATCATACGTCAAAGCATCATGGCAAACATAATGTGGATGGTCAATAGGTACACCAACCCTCTCACACATTTCTTTGTGGTTGTCTTCCATCAGTTCTACAGCATACAGCATATTATCAAGAACATGTTGCTCTGCATGATACTTAATTAGTTCATTCTTGAGTGCAATAATAAAATTACCAGAACCAGCAGAGTTGTCCATAAACTTTGATTCTGGGTCCTTTCTCTTCTCAATATCAATCATCTGAACTATTCTTTCACACATCTCCATGGGTGTGAATACTTCTTGAGTTTCAGCAATTCTTTCATCTGAACGCTCAATGTTAGATCCTACTTTCTTGTTATGTTTATTTTTGTTGTCCTGTTCCATAATGCTTAATATAAATTGTGATTAAATCATGCTTACAACAATGCCTTCTACCATTAGTGTTATTGTTTTCGCGGAAAGTATTCTTATTACCCAATTCAACAAAACGCTCTACAATTTCAGGTTTTGCTTTGATAAAATGATGTCCCTTTGCATAATGAGTAAAATTATTAGTTAAAACTTTACCAGAAGGACCATCACCATATTCACCAACAAATACATCAGCATCAAATCTATCCTCATATTTCAAGAATTGAAAATCAGGATGTTTTCTATGAATAAAGATCTTAGATCTTACTTCATCACGAACTTCCCATTGCTGAACTACCGCATCAATATTATTTGGAAAATCATTCTTATCACATTCCTCATCATGGACACAATGAAGATCGTTTCTAATTTTATTCAATGAACTATCTTTTCTAACAGATTTGGGCAATACAAGAAGAATTGTCCCATCTTCCTTGACCCTGTCCCCAGCACCATTTAGAAACTTGATAGCAAGTTTACCTGCTGTTCCATAAGGTGGATTACCAATTACTACATCAAATTTCATAGTATTATACTGATCCTGAGTGATTAGATTAATGGAATCTGGATTACTTAGATACTCTGAGGAGGGAAAATATTCATAATCCTTATCAGTATATATTTCAGTAAATCCCATCGATGCAAGATAATCACAAAAATGTCCATGAGCATCTAATGGTACATATACTTTAGCATCTTTCGACAAATCTTTCAACCTATCACATATATCAAAAATAAGTCTAGAGTCAGGAATACGATACATTTCGTCCTCTCTATTATTTGCCTTCTTTTTAGTTACATATGGACTGATACCATTACGAAGTTCATAATCTTTATAATAAGCATCTCTTTTTTTAACTAATTCGTTAATTAGATGAAGTTCATGTGAATAACTTGTAGCAGTTTCCTTAACTCTCATTTCTGGAGATCCACCATAAGGATTCTTGCGGGACCACCCAATTTTTCTCATATAATTACGAATTTCACCATCTTTCAGATCTTTATGCACTTCCCATGAAGATAATAGTTTTGGTTTCTCTGGACACTTAGAATAATCACCATCAGTCCATCTTTTCAAAGTATCTTCATCAATCCATCCACGAATAGTATCAGTCTCACCAATATAAAGAATACAAGGACGAATACCAATATCAAATGCTTCAATCCATAATGGAAACTGAAAACAATATATGGTATTTGTCTTAGTTGAGAAAGTTTCAAACCTATAAAATGGGTCTACCTGATCTTGAATAGCATTCACCAGACCATTAGTCATAATAAAATTGAGATGCTTACATTATAGCATAAAAAAACAGAGCATCACTGCTCTGCTTTGATTCTTTTCATAGTTTCAACAACATGTTTCATACACTCTCTTGAATATCCTGTAGCATAAGGATAACTACGCTCAGAGTTATCAGAGGTGCTATCAACTTCGTAGCAAACATGAATAGAATTTTCTAATGATTCGATAATACAATCGAATAAACTTTCACTCACTTCGATGGTCTTCATATAATACAGAGGTGCTTAGGCACTACTGATACAATTTGCAGGCTTCAGTTTACTTTTGGTATGCACTTGCAGGTTTGTTCTTACCTGAACGAACATCTTTGATGATACGGTCACCCGTCCTTTGTAATTTTTGTCTTTCCGTGCGAGTCAATCCACTTGCTTTATGTGGAGTTCTTTCTACACTTTTAGCAGGTGTCTTTTTACTTAACAATTGTGATGCTGTTGGTGTTTTCTTTGCAGCAGGTACAGAACTACCAGACTTTTTCGCTGCTGCTCTTGCTTGTGCTGCTTTCTTTCTTTCTGCTTTTGCTGCTGCTTTCTGTGCATCAGCAGCACTACCTAGTGGTTGTGTTGGTTGCTGTACGCGGGTAGATGCTTGTCTTTGTTGACCTATATCTTTGCGGTCTTTATATGGTGCAATTGCTTGTGTTTTACCACCACCAATAGCGCGAGTGCGTCTCATCTCCGGTGCTGATTTCTTCCTGTCCGCACCAACTCGCCCACCTTCCCCACTCTTTTTAATTTGACTACGACCCATTACGTCTTTATCGTAGACTTCGGTCATAAAAGTGCGAAAGGTTTTCATTAGAAAAGGGGAGGTGCGCTCCCCATTATTTATCAATCTTCTTCTTGTACTTCTTCCTTCTTCCTCGCAACCTTAGGTCCTTTTTGAACCATATCATTATCATAGAAGTATTTTACACGTTCACGACGTGCTTCTACCAACATATCATACTCTTGTTTTTGCTCACGGGTGAACTTAAAGTTCTGTGTCCGCCAGGTTTTGCGAAGGTCGCGGAGATGAAGAATAATGTTAGAGGTCATTGAATCAAACAGTGTAGGTTTCTTGAGCAAATTCGTCACACTTGACGTTGTTTTCTGGGTTTTCGTCATCAATGATGTCGAAGATTTCCCCAGACATATCCTGGATTTCGGACCAGATTTCGTCGTTCATAATCAAAATTAGAGGTGAAAGTAGACAGTTGCTGATAGCATACTTGCCAAGATGTTCGGTGAACATCAGCACAGTGACCGTAACGGGTGTGCCTGTCTACATTACTGGGACACTTTAGGGGCTTCAGTTTCGTATACTGAATTTCTTTTACCAATATATTCTACATTATTCCAATACACTGAAGGACATATCAAACAACAGTGAAATTTCTTGTGCTTATGTTCTTTTGTATACTCACAATGAGGTTTATCTTTGACGCTTATTTCTATGGTGAAGTAATCACCTTTTGAATCAACATAATATACCCAACCCTGGTCATTACCCCACTTTACGTAATCGTTGACTTTTGGTTTGTAAGTCATGAAAACAACAATGCTTCTAATGGATTTAGGTTAAGTTGCATCGCAGTATAAGGACGAGTGTCACTAATAGACACTTCTTTGCCTATTTTATTTGAGTTGATGGGGGCATGGTAAGTCTTTTTATCGCCTCTGTAGAATCCCCAGATGGTTCTAACGGAATCAGAAGTGTAATTGAAAAAAGAACCATTGCACAACCATATAGCAATAATATTCCCCTTTCTGTTTTGTTTAAAAATACTGAACTCGTATGAGTATCCTTCCGGTGGTTGATGGGAGAAATCATTGGGGCGAAGACAGAGGTTCATCAGGAATCACAATAGACAAATAATCTGGATACATTTCATGCACAATATACTGTGCAAGATGTGATGTAGTTGCAACTACATCTACCACAATATCCAAATGTTGTGGTTCATCATCAGGTGCATCTTGCATTGGAAGTTCAATCTCAATGCGCCAAACGTTACCGTGTTTGAGATGACTATCCCAACTTACTACCATATCAGGGTGTTTTTTCATAAAACTATTAGTCATGTCGTGAACTGCTCTATTATACCAGATTCAATATTTTCTGCAATAGCATATGTTGGTGCTTTCATAATGTTTTCACGAAGACGATTGTAATAATCATCATTCATTCCCTCATCTTCTTTAGTTATAAGGTCAAAACATTCCTCATCACTCTTTGCAATAACATTCCAAATACCACCATATTCAGAACGGGGAAATGGGATGAAATGATTGACAATGTAGAAAAATTTCTGTTCCATTTGATGCAACGATTACTCCTTGATTGTAGGGCATTTTTTAGATGCCGTCAACTTATTTAACTGTCTTTTTAATTCATAGTAGACAGGAGTTAATTGACTTTCAATAAACTTTGAAGATTCGTTTTCTTTTGTAAGTTTCAAAACGTTTTCTGTTTGCATTATAGCAAACAAAAGTTTTTCACTAGAGGTAATCATGAACAGAAAAACTCCTCAAGGTAATAATCCACTGTGATTTCAAGTTCAGATGCTTCTTTTTCAACCTGTTCCCAAAATTCTTGAGCACAAGTATCTACGGATTCGTTCTCAATCATGATTTGAGTGCTTACATTAGTGGAACACTTTGGAAGCTTCAGTGAATATCAATGCTGAAGATAGGTATAGGAATTAAAAAACGAACATCTTTTCGCCCATGATGTGAGTGTCCATGATTATGGTGCCTATCATGATGACTATTTTTTCTATGCCCATGACAGTGGAAAATACCTTTTCTTTTATGCGAATGGCAGTGATTATGTTTATAATCCTTATCCATATATCTCCCTTCATGATAATAATATGGAGCAGGAGAATTGTGATGATGATTGTGCTTTTTATGTGCAATAGCAGGGGAAGCACCAGCAAACAATACTATAGCAAGTAATGCAAATTTCATAACGTTAATGAATACTATTTTAATTTAGACTAAAAAAGGGCACTAATCAAGCACCCTTGTGACACTTTATTTTGATTTCTCTTTAACTCTAGCACGTTCTACTAGATATTCTGCCCATTCTTCTAGTTTGTCTGGATGGACAGCAGTAATTCCTGTTTGATTAACTGCATTTTCAATGGAAAGTATTTCTTCTCTAGAAAGTCTTTTAGATTTGGAGGGAAGAGTCATAGGACCTTTGAACTATTATACTATTATATCAGTATTTACACACATACTAGGAATCTTTAATAATTATTTAAGGTTCTTGTTTCATTTTCTTACGAACTTTCTTTAATTCTTTCAATTCACCCTTAATCATCTGATATGCGTCTTCAGATGATAGTTTTTTTGCTATTTCCATTGCAGAAATAATCTCTACCCGTGTTCCAAAATGCTGCAATGCTCTCTCGAAAGAATCAAGTTCTTCGTACATTTTACCCTCTATTGAAACAATCCTTTGGCGCAACATTCTTAAGTTCGTAAATTAACTCTGCACGAACTTTGTCATCAACGCTATTTGTTCTTTCAACCCTCTCTATTAAGTGAATTATATCAGAACAAGATAATGATGCAGTCAGAATAATGGGAAGCATAGTGAGCTCCTTTCTTACTATCTATATTATATCACATCCCAATGATCATCACCTAATTCATTAATCCAGAAAAAGTATCTACCACTGATTGATGAAAGAAATACTTTTCCATTATCTCTTTTTTCTACTACACAAGAGTGTAATTTATCCATTTCATTATGAAATCGATTGATTGCTTTTTTACTCTTTGGTTGAACACAAATGAATTCAGTCTTAGCCATAGTCATGAACCTCTACAAAGGTAGTTTAACAGTAAATCAGGATGTCGTCAAGTAGTCTTCATAAAGCACTTGTTCCATTGAATGTGCTTCTAACTCCCATGGTTGGTCGGTATAATCCATCAGAGAGCAGTCTGTGCCCCTCCAATACCTCTTTCCCCGCTTATCTTTAAGATGCCCCCTAATATGTTGTAATAGGTGCCACAGTTCGTGTAATAGGGTGATTGTATAGAGTTCAGGGTCCATATTGGATTGAAGTTCTATCTCAAACTCACGGGGACGATAGTCATAATCAGTTACACTAATCCACCCAAAAGCATGATCACGTTTCATACCACGGTGGTTTATATCCACAGTAATTTTGTGACGTGGTAGATACTTACTGATGAACCAGTTGACTATATTTTCAGCACGGTTTATACTGTAACCGTACCCATAAGCATTAAGAAATAACATAACGAATAAAGAGTTCAGATATACGAACTCCCCATTGCATCAATACGATGAATGAGGAGACGAAGATGAGTTTTTCTAAACCAGTCATCCTAGTAGTCTATTCACTACTAGAACACTTTGGAAGCTTCAGTTACTTATCACTGTAGCATTATCATAGCAAAGGTAAAGTTACTTACACCACTCCAACTTGCTTGTAAGTTATGACCATCAGTCTGTCCCCAAGTTACCCAGTTGTCTCCACCTAAGTGAACAATAAGAGGGGTATTATCTCCATTATAATAGAATTGTGCAACATAAACAGCACCATCAGTAGAAGTTCCAGCACTAGTATTTCTGGTAGCAAATAAAAGTGCAACAGCACCAGCATTACCAGCATTTACAGAAACACCAGTATCAAATGGTCCAGAACCACCACCAACACCAAGAGTCTTCATGGTTATTCCAGTTGATTGACTGTCTGGAGATGAAAAACCATGATAGAAACCTCTATTAGTGTTTCCTGCACCACTATTTGATGATTGACTCCAAATAAGACCATCCTTCTTTATAACAAGTTTGTCCGCAAAACTATCACCCATGGTTTGGAATTTTATATCCCCACCATCAACACCGATGAATCCTATCGTGCTGTCATCTGCATCTTCTATACCTATAAATCCATTCCCACCTGTACCTTCAAAATAACCAACTGTCCCGGCTCCCCTGACATGGAATTCATAACTAGGATCAGCAGTTGCAATACCAACATTACCATTCTCACTTACACGAAGTCTTTCTGCTCCATTAGCACGTAATATAATATTACCAACTGCCCTCAGTCCTAGATCATCCTGATCTCCGGTGACTGTTCCACCTCCCATTGCTTCTGCAGAACCAACCCAACATTTTGTTGTTCCACTTTGCTTAAATCTCATAAATGAACCAGCAACATTGGTGGAATCAAGATTCAATATACCATCACTAGTTCCATATAATGTAGATTGGAGTGCGGCGAGATCAAGTGAAAGTGCGCTAGCAGTATAAATTCTA